TATGTGGATGTATATGTTAGATTCCTTTTCGATAAGGAAATGTTCCAAAATACTGGATTTATATGTATATTTAACTCCATTTAAAAAAGAACTACCTGATAATCAGTTAGTAACACTAGATAGTGAACATGTTAATACTGGTTATACCACAGGGTGTCGAGAACAAACAGAAATTGTTTTATATAGAAAGGAAGAATGGTTTAAAGTATTTATCCATGAAACCTTTCATAATTTTGGTCTTGATTTCTCTGATATGAACTTATCATCTATTAATAGATATATTAGAGAGATATTCAATGTCAATATTGAATATAACATATATGAGAGTTATTGTGAGGTCTGGGCTAGAATTATGAACACAATGATTTACAGTTATTTATCTCTATCGAATAAACATAGGTCTCATCCTGAAACTTTCAGAAATACTTTTAAAGAGAATATGAAAATAGAGGCATATCATTCTCTCTATCAATCTTTAAAGATATTAACATTTATGGATCTTAACTTTAAGGTTATAACAGAAAAATCAAAGGATAACATTGAAATATGTAATCACTTATATAGAGAGAAAACATCTGTTTTTAGTTATTATATTATAACTAGTTTATTAATGAATAATTACATTAATTTTTTAGGATGGTGTTCTAAAAATAATAATGTATTACTTCAGTTTAAAAAAACACCTGGTAATTTGGACAAATATATAGAATTTATTAAAGATTGTTGTAAAAATCCACATATAAAGAAAAATATTAAGAAATTGGAAAAAATAATCGGGAAAACAGATAATATTAGTAAAAATCTTAAAATGACGATTATAGAAATTCCTAATATCATATAAATTTATCCTCGAAAATCTGAATATATATATATTAATTATACATTTTCTATTTTCGGAGGAATAGTTTAAAAAATTGAAACAATTTAAATATATAAAAATACTTATATTATAAAATGGTGACTACAGTAAATAATTTTGAAGAACAATACGAATACGCAAAAAATGCGGCTATTAATGCTATAAAAGCTGGACAAAATGTGGTTCTATGGGGAAGAGCAAGAAGTGGGAAATCACATCTTTTAATGGAGTTGCGGTCATTAGCAGAGGATAACGATTACCTTCCTGTGCCTGAACTATCTCGAGGAGACACTGTTAGAACGATAAATATGTATTTAAATTATACAAAAAAACATAAATGGATTATGGGTTCCAATTGTCTAGATAATCTTGTAAAAACATTAAAGTATCAACCATTTGTACTTATAAGTATGGACGATTTCGAACATCCACAATATTCAAAGCTTCGTTCTGGTAAATCTCTTAATTAAAGTGGTTTTGACAATATAGACTATTTATTATTTGTTTTTTTCTACATTTTTTATCTTTTTCAATATGACAGCAATTCTGTTTGCCTTTTTTATAGGAATACATTCCATTTTTTAATATATTTTTATTCTTTCTCCATTCTCTACTTGCCTCATCGAAATCAATATTAACATTAATTTCTCTCTTCAACATTTCTTCTTCTCTTAATTTGCTTTGACTTCTAGTTATCATCTTACTATTTTAAACAGATGTTGTATTGAATATAATATTTCAATTTTATAAGAAATTATATAATATAAAATTGAATACCTTTAATTCTAGTTAATTATATTAAAATATAAAAATGGGAATTAAGAACCTAAACCGATACTTACAACAACAATGTTCCGAAGGAATCAAAAAAATTTCATTAAATGATCTTAGAGGGAAAAAGATTGCTATAGATACTAGTATATATTTGTATCGTTTTACAGGAGATAATGCTCTCTTAGAAAACTTTTATTTAATGATTTCGATTTTTAGAGAATACAATATAATACCTTTATTTGTATTTGATGGTAAGCCTCCAAAAGAAAAGAATGAACTACTAAAAAAGCGTAAGGATGATAAAAAAATTGCCGAAAATAAATATAATGAGCTGAAAGATAAATTAGATGCTGGTAATGAGAATAATATTAAAGAAATAAAGGAGACTATGGAAACATTAAAAAAGGAGTTTATTAAAGTCCATCATACAGATATAGAAAATGTAAAAGAATTAATTAAAGCACTAGGAGTTTCTTATATCGAGGCTCCTGGTGAGGCTGATAAGTTATGTGCCAAATTGGTTTGTAAGAATAATGTTTATGCTTGTTTAAGCGAGGATATGGATTTATTTGTATATGGAACTACCCGTGTCCTAAGATATCTTAGTCTTCTGAATAAAACGGTTATTATGTATGATACAAAAACCATTCTTTCACAATTAAATGTTACATTAGACGAATTTAAAAGTATTTGTATTATTTCAGGAACAGATTATGGAGTTCATAGTGATAATTCATTATTTAAAACATTAAAGTATTTTAAAAAATATAAGAAAAGTGATCATGATGATTTCTATGAATGGTTAGATGAAAACACAAATTATGTCGATAATATATATAATTTATATGGAGTTGTATCACTATTTAATCTAGGTAATATGCCAGAATATAAAAATTTTGAAAAAATTAGAATTATGAATAGTCCAATTAATGAAAGTATTCTAAAAAATATTATGGAAAAAGAAGACTTTATATTTGTTAATTAATAATTTAATATATTATCATATTATTAATTTTTATTTTTTGTTTATTTTGATTTTTATTATTTAAGCAGAAGCAGCTGCTACCTTATCACCTGCCTTGGCAAAGTGAGGTGACATATACTTCTGGAGGTTGAAGTAGGTAAGCTCATCGCCCTTCTTAAGCTTAAGAAGGCCAGTAAGCTTCTTGTCGGCAATGATCTTGCGACCATTGTCCTTGTCTTGGAGCTTGTGCTCACGAATGTAAGCGTTAATCTCACGAGTTACCTCAGTGCGAGCCATCTCAGTTCCCTCAGGCTTACCGAGGAAAGCAGCAAGCTCATTGGAGATAAGAGTAGGCTTGACGAAACCAGAAGGAGCACGGTTTCCAGTCTTTCTCTTGCGCTTAGCACTAACCTTGGCAGCAGCCTTAAGGTCACGGCTTACTTGACGCTCGAGTCCACGGAACTCAGTGCGGAGAGCAGAGAATTGAGAGCTGACGGCTTGGAGCTTAGCCATAAACTCACCGAATTGGTCAATTACAGTAGGAGCAGCGACCTCAACAGGGGCCTCCTCAACGGGGGCAGCAGCTTGGGTCTCTACAACAGGAGCAGGGGTCTCTACCTTCTTGGTAGAGGTCTTAGTGGCAGTCTTAGCAGTGGTGGTTGTCTTCTTAGCAGGCATTATACACTACTTAGATATATCTTTTTAAGCCTTTTTACGCAATATATATTATATATTATGATTGGTTATCATAAGGATAATAATTCCTAAATAAATTAATTATTATTTAAAAAAACGAATTAAAAAATAATTTATATTTAATGAGCTACAGCTTGAAATAACCATGGTAATGATGTTCTAGCATCTTCACTTACTAAAGTTAATGCTGCTAATACATAATATGCTCCTAAAGCTCGTTTATCTGTTGTGTGAGCAGATTTTGTTAAATATTCTATCACTTTTATAGCATATTTCATTAAAACATCGTCGTTTTGATTTTGTGCTAAATGTAGATTCATTCCCATAAATGGATTTCCATGAGGAGGAACAATTTCTCTCATTACAGTTGGTGTTAACTGTGCTCGATAATGCCAAATATCATACATCTCTCTAATAAATAATACCAACATATGTCTAGGCAAATTTGATAACCAGTTACTATCAGCATAATTTCCTAATTCATTTATATATTGAAATATCTCGATTATCTTTAATCTCAGTTCTTGTTTCGGATCTACGATTTCTACTTCTTCAATTATAATATGTTCTATTCTATTTACCTTTGCCAATCTCATATAACGAGAGAAATTATCAATTATCTCTTTATCGATTGGTTCTCTATTATATGGATTTAATGGCAGCTTATTTTGTTGAATATCATATTTGGTCTTTTTACAAACCAATTCATAGAGAGAAATTATATTACATCCATAAATATTATCCTCATTATCTTTAAAACTATAAAATTGATTAAATGGTATTTCGTTTAGAGGATCTAATGTAGCAAAATCCGAATCATTAATACAGAGTGAACGCTTTTTAAATGCTGGACCAGCCAATTTCTCATATTTTCTTAAAAAAAATCCACGAGCATTCTTTTGAATCGTAATTGCGAAGAGAGAATACTTTAAAAAATTATAAATATTATTAATTAATTCATCCTTGTTACCTGTTTTTCGTATGTTATAATGATTACAAATCTCTTTTAATTGTGATACCTTATATTGGTTTGTTTTCATTAATTCATATTCTTCCATTCTTATGATACGAAATTCATTATCTTTAACTTTGAATTTTTTTTTAGTATTAGATATGTTATCAAATACAGAATCCTTTAAAAAATTCTGACATATTGCCTTCTTAGTATTAGTCTTCATTCTAATATAATATTAGATTTATATTTATATCATTTATTAAATCATCATCTCTCTACAGCAGATTACCATAATAATTAGTTTTTTAACGCAAAATGTTTTTTTTTGTAGTTAAATCCTCCTAAATTAATTCTAAATTAATTAATTCTAAATTTGTATTGCCTACATCTATGTAGTCAGATTGAATTTAATTTAATTTCTTATTAATATAAAAAAAAATTGATTTAAAGAATCCTCACATATATAGATTAATATACTAAGATGGCAATGAGTTCTAAGACAATCCTTTCCGGCGCTGATTTTACACCCGCTTCCGATATTAAATACTCCAAACCTAAGGTTGACGCCCGTGGTGGTAAGAGTGTTGGTATTTTGAATGCGAGTTCTAATGGAGCAACCTATATTTCAACTCCACTAATGCTCACCTGGGGTGTTAGTGATTATGAGGGCAATGAGCGTTATGAGATGGCCCTCCAGTTTCCTAGTGAGGAATATGCTAATAACGATACTACTAATTTTATGACAAATATGATGGAATTTGAGAACAAGATTAAGGCTGATGCCGCCAAGAATGCTAAGGAGTGGTTCGGCAAGGCTAAGATGAGTGAAGACGCAATTGATGCTCTATGGACTCCTATGTTGAAGTATCGCAAGAACAAGGACACCC